GAATGCCTATTTCAGAAAATGATGTTTACGAGTTCCAGTTTGATATATTAGAAGATTAAGGAGTACCGAAAAATGACTAACGAAATGATGAGACCGTGTACCTTGTGGGGTCACACGTTTGATGCTTGCGATGTAGTCGAGGTGGACGGAAACATAAATACTATTGACGGTGAGGGAATTAGGACTATTCTAATTGGTTTAAAGGACGGCACTTATTTTTCAAGACGATATAAAGAGCATCTTTACCTCGAAGCTATAACCACCATAGCCGACGCTCTCAACGCCCCTATCAAGGTGACGCAGGCGGTGCTTGACGCTATGGAGAAAGTGCCTAGTGCGAAGTTTCATTTGATAGACAAAGCACCTAAGAAAAGAATTGAGCTTTACCCCTTATTTTGGAATGACGAAGATGCAGAGTGGTTTGTCATAGGAGGTTATTTTGACATCGGCGATTACATCCAAGCCGATTGCCCCCTAGCCTTGCAGGTCTTGCTAGGCTTTACAATAGAAGGAGTGCCGAAAGATGACTAATTACCCATGCCTCCTCCAGTTCACGCTTGACGGCGTAAGGAGGGTGGGTAATGCCTAAGTTTAGTGTTGATATAAGATACCCAATTAAGGGGTTTGAATGCTATGAGCTTGAAATAGAGGCATCAAGTGAAGAAGAAGCCAAAGAGAAAGCTATTGAGTTCGTTCAGACTGGTGAGGTTGAAGGGGTTGCTTCACCCGAAGACCAGCCGTTTTATGACGATATGCAAACGTATTGCGAAGGGTTTAGACCTTGTGAATACGATGTTGAAACTAGGGAAATATAAGAAAATTAAACAAAAGGAGATGAACTAATGAATTACGATCAACTTATGGGATTTTTAGCTGGAAACGCTACAATGCTTGGTGTGGTGTCTGTTGTTTACACACTCAGCAAAGCGAAAAACGTTATTTTCCAAAATCCTGAACCGAAAACGCAACCATTGCCAGTAAACATTGCTAAGCCCGATATTATGGTTGTGGCTCAATTATACGCCGACGGTTCGGCTACGATTGACGCTAAGGACTATATGGGGACACCCTACCCCACCAGTATGCAGGAATACGCTACACACACAACGCTGAACGCTCTGAACTTCTTTTTTGATACAAGTACACCCGAAGTAGAGAAAGAAGCCGTGAGAGAAGCTACAACCGTGCTAGAACCTGTTGCGGTGGTCGTTGAACATGAAGAAGCGTTGCACGCTATTCAACCTATGCTAAACGGTGGGGATCAATTTGGCAATTTAGTTAAAGGCATTAAAAAAGGAAAAAGTGCCGATGCTAAAACACCCTAATTTGGAGGAAATTGGAGATGTCTATAATATCGCCGAAGCCCAGCACTTCATTAAGCGAAACTTTAATTTAATCTGCTACTTTCCTATTCCTCGTATCACGCATTACATTGCTCGTGAAGCAGGCACAGGTAAAGTACTACCCTTTTACATGATTTCGTTTTTAAACAAAGCTAGTGAAAAACGCTTTAAGCTGTTTCGCATTGTTGAGATTAAACCCGAATTATTCAAGTTTTAAATATCCTCCATTTGGAGGATGCCAGCAAGCAAACCCCTGTGTATAATGATTTTATAAGCCTAAGTGAGGCTTAACGAAAGGAAACCCCTATGTCCTCAATCGTCCCTCGCGTGTTCAATCCGTTGAACCCCTATAAAGCCCCTAGTCCGAACACACAACGCCGTATTGACGGCAAACACGGTGAAGAAGCCATTGTTAGCGTCAACATCTCAATCCGTGAAGAAAAAGCTCAAGACGCTAAAAAAGCACTTGAAGAAGCCATTGCTCATTTAGATCGTGACGAATATATTGGAGGAGCCTACTAATGACACTTACAGAAAAACCAGTTAAAAAACCTGTTAAAATTGACCAAGCGTTTTTATCCCTTGTTGTACTTTTTATCGCAACCATACTGCTTGCCGTAGTAAGTTACAAGTCAGGCGTAAATGACGGTATGGATGAAAGCGAGCGTCAGTTTAAAAAAGTGCTTAAAAAAATGACGGTTGTTCAAAACAAATGCGTCAACGTCCCCAGCTACGACTGCTACCCTATTAAGGAGTTTTAACTAATGTTTGATTTTTTAAACAAATCACCCCTTACCTTTAAAATGGGTTTTAATGACGCGAAACGTCACTTTAATGATTTGCTAGACACAGGCTATTGTGAAGACACCGCCGTGGATAAATTAACCTATTCGTATCACAATGAACCTTCTATGTTCCCCAATGGTAAGAACAAGGCAGACTATTTAGAAGGCTACAGAGAGTTTCTAACGCTTTCCATGCAGGCTCGTTTCACATCAGTGGAACCTATCCCTCCAAATACAGATGTAGACCTTGCCTGTGACTTGCTAGAGTTCCTGAACGGCGACGGTATAACCCAACCACCTATACCAACAGCCGTTTGCAATAAACCTGATATTGGTTATTCTGTTGCTGAAACAGTTTACTTTAATTTGCTTGGTCGTGGGCTAGATATTGAGGAGATTTATGCTCACTTTCACCAAAATAAGCGTTCATTAACCCAAGGGTTAAGTGTCAACGATCGTTTTGGATTCTCGCAGTTTATGAATGAAATTATTATTCCACGGTATGAACTTGAACAAGCCCTTAAATTATCTTAGTTTACAGAAAGAAAGGAAAATAAAGTATGAACATGAGAATTGCTTTACTTACAGTCTCGATTTTGGTTATTGCTACGCCTGTTTTTTTAGCAGGGGTCGCCTTTAAAGAGCCAGTTGTGCAAGCTTACGAAAACGTAACCCTAGCCTTTGCACCTATTCCATTAAGTCCTAGCGAATTAGAGCATCAAAAGCACGTTAAAAAGTGTAATGATGACGCTTTGTTTTTACGGTCGCATCGTGACCTATACGAAGACAACCGTATCAAAAACTGCACCGTCACAGGTCACACTGTAACAGGTGAAGAAAAGGTTTATTCGCTTATTGCTGAATGGGATGCCGTATATGGCAAGAAAGCGCCTACACCTGCACCCTTGAAGTTAAAAGCGGGGGCATCGAACACGCAGGGAAAGCCCTAAGCCCACGGAAGGGCAGAACAGTTAAGCCTAAGCGGTTGACCTTTGAAGCAGCAATGCGTCATGTGGCAAACCAAGAAGGGGGCTATGTGAACGACCCTAACGATGCAGGTGGAAAAACTTTTAAGGGTATTTCGACCACGTTTTACCGAAGCCTTGTAGAAAAACTAGGTTATCGAGATGTGCCTGTTTGGATGTTGACCAAAAAAGAACGCATCCATATTTATTTCAAGCACTTTTGGGTTGCCAGCGGTGCGGATCGCATTGAAGACCCAGCCCTTGCCCTTCAAGTGTTTGACCATGCGGTTAATGCTAGCGTTCGTGTGGCAGGTGGACTTCTGAAAAAAGGGAACACCACGCCTAGAATGTATCGAAACGCACGGATAACGTACTACAAGCAACGCCCGAAGTGTCGTATATATTGCGAAGGCTGGATTGCAAGGACGAATAGGACTTATAAAAAAGGATTAGAACTAAGCTGAAAGGAGCTTAACGGATGAATGATTTTGAATACTTTTCAATGGTGGAAAATGTGCGTAAAAAGACAAAGCCCATTGCTACTATGCTTTGGCTTGCATTGCTTCTTTACTGCACGATTTGCAACTACCCCCACTGGATGTTCTTTTGGGCAGTTCTCTTTATAGGGGAAGTCATACCTTCGGATATTTACCCAGTTAAAACATTCTACGCAATCCGTGATGAATTAAAAAAGGAGCGTAACCATGGCAATGTTTCTTGAATCTGTTAAGCCGTTTTGTGCGTATTTTGTTTTATACTTACTATGCCCAACTATAGCATTATTGGCTATTATGGTGTGTATGCCTAAAACGGTGCGTGTGTTTTTAAATGTTATTAAAAAAGAAGGAGAAACACGATGAACTTTCAAGAACAACTTGAAGAAATAAAACGAGACTGTAGCTTTCCTGATTGGGACGGCTACGGTGCATTGCCCTTGAATGAAACCTCTGTACGCTTGGCAAAGCAGTTCATTAAGCAGGTTATGGAACTTTATCCTGAATTGCCTTACCCTGAACTTTGCCCAGAGCCTGACGGAGACTTGGGATTTGATTGGAACGTAAACGAGAATAAATTAGCCGTGAGTATCAATAGCAATTATTTGGTTTCTTATTGTGTCGTTTTTTCAAACGGGACAAGGGGAAAAGGAGATTACCCTTATAAACAAAACGAAATAAATCCAATGATTGAAAGTCACATTGAAGAAATACTTAAAAAGGAGAAACACGATGACTAACTTAATGCACCAGCTCCAAGCGTGGGCGGATGAGGGGCGGTATGATTGGGAGAATGGTACGTTTAACTTTAAAGGAACGGAAAGATTTCACCCCTATCTTTCAATGGACGAAGACCAACAAGAAAAATATCATACGCTTGATTGGAAAGCCCTTGTCCAACTCGTCCTCGACGGCACAATACAAGTGTGGCGACCTGTGGAGCATTATCCACCGCCTGAAAATGCAGAAGTGCTTGCTTTGTTTTTAGTAAGCGAAAATGCAGGCTATGAGCATGGTATTGTTGAAACAAATGTTGAAAAAGGTTTTACCCACTGGCAACCTTTGCCTAACTCCGAGCTGGTGGCACGATTGAAAGGCGGTGAAAGGTGAAGAAAGGCGAAAAACCTAAGTTTAAATACCCTATGACATGGAAGGATTGGGCTTTTGATGCTGATGATATTAACGAGCTAAGGATTACAACTTTTTATGATGAAAAAGAAAAAGTGCTTCTTTACAAGTTATGTATCGGTTTTAGAGTAGGTGCAGTAGATCAGCACGATAACTGGATCAACTCTATAAGTATACATCCTTGCCCTAAGCGTGATGCAAAAAAGCTTTACCATGAGCTGATTATACTTGTAGCAGAAACATTAAAGAAAGGCGGTGAATTATTATGAGTAACGCACACGCACGATTGAAGCATCGTAAGGTGATGAAGGGGAAGGTGAAGGTGAAAACTGTAACCGAGAGTTGCACTTTTAATGGGTATCTTCAACCCAATACAAAAGAATACTTAAGAATCAAAGAATGGCTTTCTAATAAAAAGTCTTTAACAGAAGTTCAAAAATTGCATTTGGAGTATATGAACCAAAACAAGCCTATTCTTAGGGGTAAAAAAGCGACTTAATACGTCCACTCACGCTCTTTGCCTAAGGATTTACCATGTACCACTTAACTTTCGTGCGGATCCAATCGCCCACTTCGTGAGGCTTAAGCTGTGGTTCCCACGGTATGCTGTTGATGTCAATCTTCCCAGCAGAATCCGTCTCCTTGTGCTTCAAGCCAAACTCATAGTGCGTGTAAACGGTGTCCTCATTTATGGGAATGTCGTTTGCTTTGCAGAATTGAGCCACGAACTTGAGACACGCCTCAAGGCTTTTCTGTGTAAACGTACCGCCCTTGTACCCTTTGAAGGCCCCACACACGGCGACACCTAACGTCCTACTATTTCCACCAGCACAATGTGCGGCGTAAGTATCACCATTTTTTAGCTGGCGAGCGTTGGCTTCAGGGGGATAAACTCCTTTAATTACCTTGCCGTCATCTTCAAAGATGAAGTGATAATGCTTGCGATCAATGGCGTTGGCTTTGAGTCCACCAGCCGTCCAGTGAATACACACACGTTTGAGTTTAGCGTTCATATCGTCCTCCTAAAGAAAAGGAGGGCGTGAGGAACCCTCCTAGGTCATGTTTGTCTTCAATTATTTTAGTCTTTATTGTTTTCAAGCGATTTCTGAAGTGCCACTACTTGGGGGATTGTTGCACCAATGATGTTGCGAAGTATGATTGCTGGTACTTTGGCTTGAATCGGTAACGGAATTAACGCTAACACTTCGTCGACGCTTATTTTACCGTCATTGTTTTTGTCGAGCAGGTCTCGCACAATGTCAACAATAATCGCCATAATCGCCTTGGCTCTCGATGTTTCTAGCCCTTGCTTGACCTTGCCAACAATACTTTTAATCCAATCAATAAATAACATAATTTAGTCCTCCATCAAGTTCTCTAAAGTAACACAATCTTTCGCCCAAAAAGGTAAAACTGCTAAAGGTATTTCTTGCACCTCCATTTCTTGCCAAAATACAACGTCAATGCCTTGTAAAAAAGCAATATGGTGTAATAACATAAATCTACAAAAGGCTTTAAGCTTTTTCATCTTTCCCCTTTGTTGTTTTTGGGTTTGTATCCTGTTTAAATGATTTAAAAATACCTTTTAAATATCCTATTTCTTCTTTAAGCGTAAACAACTCTTTGCGTAATAAAAGATTTTCTGCTTCGCATTTGGCATTACTTTCTTTAAGAAGTTCTTTCATTTCAGCTTTATTGGCTTCGTCCTTGTCGTTTTGACGCTTCCATAAAACAGTAACAACTGTAGCCATTGCCCCTATAGCCGTTATAAATAAGGTTTGATCAGCAGGAGTCACATGGATCGCCCCCATAACTACAATCTCCGTTTTAGTCTAAAATCTCGATAAAACTAGCAGGTAAATTACAACTTATGGCTAAGGCAATAAGATTAGCGATTGTTTCTGTATCAATTTCAGAAACTTCTCTAATATCATCCCAACATTTTTCTAAATCATCTAGTTTACCTTCTTCTGCCTTCATCAAAGCAGCAGGAATCGCAAGAGCCGCTGTTGTAACCAGTGGTATTGCGTTTACAATCGCATTATTTAAAACAGGGTTAGTCATTACAGCTAACTTAAATGTTTTCCAATCAGCATTTGAAGATTGAATAGGTAAGTTATTTTTATTTTCATCGAAAAAGTTAGAACTCAAATACTCCAATTCATAGTTATTTACATAATCTTGAAACAATGTATTTAACTCATTACCTGTTTTAGTTGAGAAAACATATTGCTTGAATGAAAGTCCACTAAACTCGCATAAAATCAAATAATAAGGTGGTTCACTTGTTAAAATACTAAATGTTGCCATTAAACTGTCCTCGAAAGCATTACTTTAACTTGTCCAGCAGCAATTGCCGTTGTATCATTATCTGCTACACCACCAGTTATTGCGATACCTAGCCCCAAAGCAAAACGAAAACCGTTTGTACCTATTGGAAGGGTTGCTACACCGGGTACAACGTTTGGTACAACACCAACGGCTGCAGGAACAGGAATAATCATGGCAGGCACGTCTGTGCTTGTGGGAGTTGTTGCCTTATTATAAAGCTTTACAAAGGCAGGTGCAGTCCCTGTATTTGTAGCATAAAAAGCATGAAGACCTGATGTTCCTGTTAATATCAATGCTGTGTTTGTGCCTGCGACTGAGTTCAGAATGTACGGCGTAGCAGGAGCTGTGGGTGTTCCCGAAGTTGTAACGGCTGAAACTGTAGTAATTGTTCCACCAGCACTTACTATTGGAAAAGCTTTCGACTGGTCTGTCGTGCCTGCGTTCCTTGGGGCAACCTCTACACTGGTTGCATTTGAAACATTTACTAAGTGAATCCGCCAATCCGTTGAAGACGCAGGAACACCATTATTCTCAACAATAATAGCAAGTCTGTAAAAACTATATGGATTTACTAATTGGCGGTCATAACTAAATTGCCCCCCAGTGTTGGTTAAAACATTTTGACCAAACGCTCGAGAGTTAATCTTGTCACGCTCAACAGTAAAACCATACATTGTAGCTGGAATAAAGTTAGGACTTGTACCTGTTGCAACTGTAGTAAAACCAGTACCAAATGCGTTTGCCAGTTGGTCGATAGCAGACCCATTAGCTCTAACTAGAAGTTGCCCTGTTGTGGCAGTCGTGCCGTCGTACATTTGACCTACTGCATTTCGGGCATTTAAAAGGTCAACAGCTGTTGAATAGGTGGTATCTGTTATAATTGCACCTGAACTATTACATTCAACTAAGGCAACAATTAAACGATTGTTTGCAATCCGCTGGCTGGCGGTAATCTGAAATCTTACATCTACAGGTGTTCTAAAAATAGCACGACTCAATAAAATTGTTTTGTCTACAGTAGTGCCTGAAGCAATGTTTAAGTATGGCGTACTGCCCGCAACTCCACCACCAAGTGGTCCAGTAATTGTCATGCCAGAACCAGTTTGCACTAATCCCCAGTTATTAACGGTGTCAAAAGTGCCAAAAGGTTCAAAAAATCTATTTCGCATCGTGCCAATAAGCCCAGCTCCACTTGCACTAAGTGGGGTTGCTGAAGCATCAAGTGCTAACTTGTCTTCGTTTGAAAGTGCCACTGGCTGTGAATTAACAGCAGTGTCTCTGCCTGCTTGCCATACTACCGCCGGAAAATCGGTCCCTGAACCGTCTTTTAGTGTTTTATTAGTGTATGCCATTTAATTAACTCCTACGCCTATACTCATTGTGCCAACCGCATATTGGCTATTTTTTGGTGCTTTAAAGTTTAAAATAAAGTCAGCGATTCTTTGAAAAACAAGGATCGCACCTAAATAAACTTTGTTAATGCCAACATTGCCTAATTGTAATTTGTTAATGGTTGTATTTTGAAGTTTAAAAGTCATTATGTTGCATCCGTTATTATGTAAAGTGTACTTGCGTTCGGCGTGGCAATGGCGTTATACTCCGCCGTTGTTAGAGATACGGCGTTTGTGATAGCATCCGCACCTGTGATCCCTGTGATGTTAGATGAAATCTTGCCGTCTAAAGCAGTTTGCGTAGAAGTCGAAACTGGCTTATTGGCATCGCTTGTGTTGTCAACATTACTCAGTCCAACTGCTGTTTTATCTAGCGTCTGAAATGTTTTATCGCCTCTATAGTATTGGCTTGTTGTCCCAGCAGTTATGGTATTTTCTTTCGCATTTAAAGCCGTTTGGGTTGCAGTTGAAATAGGTTTATTAGCATCGCTCGTATTGTCAACATTTTCTAAGCCTACGCTCGTTTTATCTAAAGCCAAGGGCTTCCATAATCCGTCCGCAAACTTGGCTAAAACATTACCTGTTACTGCCCCTGTCAATAACACATCGTGCAGTTCATTAAGCTCTAAGCCGTTGTCCACCTTCACATAAAGTATGCCTGAAGCACCGCCACCTTGCTTCACACAATACCCACATACCACACTATGGGCAGGCTGTGTAGGTCTCGTCGTGGTTAATTGTCCAGCAGTCTCACTTAACCAAACAATCTGCCCCTCTGTCAATGCTGAAGTGTTTACGCCGTCTAAAAGCCCAACAGCTACCACATAACCATTCGTATTGTTTGCAATCGCTTCTTGCGTAATCCCCAAGGTTTGTGAAGCCGTGGCTTCAAACGAAGCATCTGCTGGAGCCACCGTCATCACAATGCCTGAACTACCCAACTGGTAAACCGCCGTACCCTTTGGTATCGTTGCCCCTGTTTGGTTTCTTACCAGTTTACGCACCACCGTTGCCGTGTCAACCGTAATGCTATCTAGTTTTGTTTTATCCGCTGGCAACATTAAACTTGCATTGGTTGCTGAACCTGCAGGGATCGTCGCATCTGCTCCTGTGTCACTCGTTACAATGCCATTCGTGGGTGAAGCTGTGTAAGCCAAGTTAGTGGCACCACCGCCACCACCGCCACCAGTTAAAACAATGCCACCAGTTAGCACCTCAATAATTTTACCGTCACCAGATATTTCAATTATACTGTTCATGGTTGTGAAACATCCTTTAAAACTGTAATAGTGCCACGAAACAACGTATCAACTACACCACCAGCGTAAGTCAGTTGCAAGTCATAAACGCCTATATTGTAATATAATACGTCTCTACCATTTTCTTTAATTGTTGTAATTATTGTTGTTGGGCTAGCCATTATACCATTGATTATGGTCCATTCATTTTGTGGTATGGTAATCGTAATTTTATTATTGGCAATCGTTGTCGTAAAGGTGTAAAGCACTGTTGCATTTTCAGCACTTGTTTTTAATTGCATTAAAGCAGTAACACCAGTTAAATCTTCAGGTTGGCGGTTTGTTTTGTTTTTTACACTATTTACCGTTTTAACTTGGGTGTCATTACGGTAAATGATGAGATCTAATTTGGCTGGAGTGTCGTCTAGTATTGTCATTTGCCACCCCTAACAATTTGTTTCACGTCTTAATTCCTGTTACCTATTTTAACATATTTTTTCTGTCATTTCTAGTTTACTTAAATACCCTAACTTTGAATCAAAACAATCATGCTTTGTAATAATTCAACGTCTGCCCCTTCAACCGTTTTAGCGGTTTCTAGGTTTGCTACAGCTAGTTCAGCGTCTTCTAACCGCAAAGCACTGTCTACCGTTACCGCTACGGCTTGAAACGCCACTCGTGTAGCCAAGGGTAAGGCTTTAAAGCTTTCCGCTAGTTGTAAGCGTTTTTGGTTCAAAGTTAAAACTGGCACACTTGGGGCATCAAACGCATCTTTCAACGCTTGGTCAAACTTTAGCTTTTTTTTGTTGTCAAGCTTAAAGCCTCCAAGTTGTGCGATTGTAAAGCCTGTTTCCGCTTCAAAGGCTTCTAGGCTTTCACCTTGCCAAAGAATCTCAACATCCGTAATTTGAGACTCGTAAAAATCGGCTCGTTGCTTCTCGTTTTGATTGAAAATGAAAAATGGCATGATTGTTTCCTTATGCGAATACGGAGATGTGGTTGTATACAGTATCTGTTCCACCAATACCAAATCTATCGGCGGAAAAGTGAAAATAACCTGTAGTGGGAGCCGTTGTCCCTCCTCCATTAAAGTGTCCAATAAACACACAAGGGGCGGCGCCTGGTGTGCTATGTGTTCCAGCAAGGTTGTAATTAGCATCAGAAGCAAAAGCAATAAAGTTTACAGCGTAAATCCCTGGAGAAGCATAAATAACACTTTGCACGTTGGTCGACTTACGGATTGAACGGCGTTGTAAAACAGCATTAACAGGGCTTGCAACATCCGCACCAGTGGAAGCTACTGTAAATGATGTTGAGCTTACAACACTAGCCACTGTAAACCAGCCGTCGGTTATGCCACTTGCAAAATCAATGTAAACTCTGTGACCTACAATGTGACCGTGTGCTTCTGAACCCACCAGTGTTACCACGTTTGAAGCCCTTGTTGCGGTTAGTGTGTTGACTCCACTAGGTAGGTTTGAAGCCGTTGTGCCGTCGAAGTTGACGCTTGCAAAAGGTACATTCCCCCAGCTCGCATTTGTGCCGTTGGTCGTTAGCACCTTGCCACTGTTGCCTGTTTGAGACGGTAAAAGGCTGTTTAACGTAGGGTATGCTGGCAATGTGCCAAATGTTAAAACCTTACTCCAGTTTGTGTTTACATCCGTTGGGGCGGAGTTCGTGTTATTCACCAAGCACAACCACACACTGTTTGAATGTTGTACCACGTTACCCACTAAATAAGCAGTTGTGTTATTCCACTTACTACCACCGTTTTGTAACACATGGTTAATTTTTTCACCTAATTGTTGATCGACATAGTTCATCCATTCGGCTGGTGGCTCCTGCCCCCCTACCCAGCCTGTCTCAAATAGCGTTGAAGGTGGCACAACCACATTGCCTACTGGTGGGTTGTTGCCCCATGTTCTTAAAAGTGTTGAGTTACCAATTTTCTCGTATGCTTCTGCCATTGTTTAATTCCCTCAACTAATTTTAATCATGTAATGAAACGCAATGTTCGTCGGCTTAATGTTTGTTACCGTACCGTCACTTACCGATTTTCTAAGTGATTCTAAAAACTCGCCAATCTCACCCTGTCCTGAAGATGTAATTAAACGCCCAGCTACACCACCGTCCGTTGCATCCCCAGCACCCCAGCCGTCTCTACTTACTGTTCCTGTTTCATTCTGTACCGTCCCTACAGGTCTACCTGTTCCAGCCCCCTGAATAAAACGGTTTTCAGTCTGTGGTAAGTTAAAGGTCGTCGTTCCATCACCTACACCGTAAGTCGTCCCAATCTTTGCAAACAAAACACTATACGTCGCACGGCTCAAAGCCTGTCCATTACACAACGCCCAGCCTGCATCAGGCGTAGCGTAAGCCGTCATCTTAATATCGCCAATGCTTGAACCTAATACATCGCTCAATAAAGGTATTCCCACCCAGTTCGCATTCCCTAAACTAGGCGTACTGTTCGTCGTCCCATTTAATGCAAGGTACAATCTGCCTGAATGATTCACCGCTGAACCTACCACATAAGCAGTCGTCGCATTCCATAAAGGCACACCATTTAATAAAATATGGTTGATCTTCTTGTCCGCTTGGTTTTGAAGAAAGTTCTGCTCACTACTCGGTGGCTTCTCTGTCGGACTCCACCCTGTGTTCTTTTTTGTAGAACTTGCTTCACTTTTCGTACCCGAAAACGCCCAAGCATCAATTAAATTGGAATTGCCTATTTCTATTGTCATCATCTCTTAATTCGTCCCTTTAAGGTTTTCAAACTAATTCTATCATAGCACCGCCGATTATACTAGTATTCTGCGTGCTTGAAAAACCGTCCACGTTCTCAAAAGTTCTGTCAATACTTGCAAAACCAAACGCTTTTCTATTAACATTCGGGTTTTTAGCAACAAACACTCTAATACCACTTACAATTTGTAAAGTTTCTTGAGCTACCTGCAATGCAACACTATTTAAAAAATAAGGAAACACCACCAACACAAACCCAATAAAGGGGAAAGCTTGGCTAGCCTGCCCAAAAACAATCGTTCCGTATTGTTCGTAATCCGTCACAATGCCTCTACTGTTTCTTGCGAAAATATGCCCCTTTAATACTTTTCTATAATCAATATCATTCAAGCTCTTTGCTTCAATCGTTCCTCTGTCCCAACGTCCCCCCACTAAAGGGTTATCAATATCCCCATACCCTAAGTTCGCATCAAACACAGGGTTAGGGTCTGTATTGCTCGCAAACTGAAAAATACCTTCTTGAAAAATATCCGCATCGTTAAAACTATCAGGGCGTGGTCTCCCTACAATTTCGCCTATTTTATCAAGTTGTATTCCTTCGCTTAAATCAATATCATAAAGCGTTCTTAAAGCATCCGCCTTTTCACCCAAATCAGCATAAGGGCTGTCATACAATGCCTCAAGCAACGCTAAAAGCTGTGGAGCTTGCTTATACTGTAAAAGCAACCTTGCATAACTGCCACTCATTAAGGGGTCTCCGTTACTGTTATGTCCACTTCACGAATTACAACCAACTGGTTTTTAGCAACATTCAATGTACTCGTACTGGCGTTAATCGTCAACGTGTCTACTTGGAATCCCTGCACCACGTTAATCGCACTAAACACACGGCTATGAACCAAGTCTTGCCCCATTTGAAAAGTCGCACCATACGCAACCAATGCCTGTTTAATTTGTGCTACACCGTCCGCAGGAAAGGTATTATCCTCTGTTGTCGTGTAAGTCAAAACAATCAAAGGGTTTACTTCTGTAGGTCTATCAAAACGTGCAATTAAACTTAATCCTGTGTAAGGGCTTGTGTATGTTCCACTCTGTAAACCTCTCGTGCCAATGCCTGCACTATTATTTAACACAATCGCCTTTACAATATCCGCACTAGCACCGCCATTTACTACCGCCCAAATGTAATGAGCAGGTGTGCCGTCCGCATCAATTACATCCGTGTTATTCTCAAAAACAATCGCCTGTTTCACATTCTCAACAGCCAATATCGCCTTAATAATGCTTTTTTCTAAACTTGCCGTGCGTCTTAAACGCAACTCCGCATCCGTCTCTAAATCTTGCCCCTCAATTCCTACCTTTAAATTGTTGATCCTTGCCCAACCACTTACGGGCGTTTGTATCGTGTCTATGGCTTCAATCGGCACATTTAAAGAACCCTTTTCTAACGCTTCTAAAGCCATGCTTGTACCAATCTCTTGAAAAGTCATATTGCCAGTTATGTCTACTGCAAAGTTCGTGTTCAAATTATACAACCGCAACACGTCCCCTGTTACTTGCTTTGTTACAGCCGTACTTGTAATTGCCGTCTGTAAGCCTAACGCAATGCTGTTTAACGTCGGTGTTCCTGTTGCTACAAAACTATAAGCCGTGCCGTTAATCGTCACCGTGTAAGTCCCTGTTACCGCTGAACTCGCCCTTACACTCACATCTCTTGCACTTGCCTTGTCAATGGTTACATCATCAACGCTTACAAACGTCTTATTCGCTAAAGAATCTAACGCCTCTTGCCCTGCTTCTAAAAATGTTCCCTGTATTCCATAAGCTATCGCATCCACCGTTGAAGCAGTCGCTGGCTGTCTCACTACGTTCGTTAATGCACAAACCCGATCTAAACTAATCCCACTGGCTGAATCAGGGTAAGCGTTCAAATAAATATCATTTAACCATGCCCACATTTCCGCCCATATTTCACTCGAAATACCCACCAGTTGCCCAAATACGCTCTGTGAACGCAAGTCAATATCTACGCCAAACTTTGCTTGTAAGGCTTGTTCAAGTTCCAGCTTTTGTTCTTCTAATGTCTTAGGATTAAATCCTTCAGGTGTCAATCCAAATGTCATACTGTCAACACCTCCGTTATTATACCTTCAGTCGATTCTACTACAAACTCAAGCGTGCCTTTTCGTGTTCTTGCATCCACTGTAAAAGACAAGCTATTTAATTTTTCTACACCTTGCGTGTTTAAAATCTCTCTAATGTAAAGTTGTTTAATTCTGTTTTGTGTCGTGGCTTTCGTCAAAATCTCGTTAAAATATGGCAAGCCTACGCTTGTGTCTAAAAACCATTCGCCTTGTAATGTAAGCAAGTTCTGTTTTAGTCGTTGTCTAACCAAGTCCGCACCACGCACCAATGCTAAATCACGGCGTTTTAAAACTAAATCGTGTGTTTCTAAATCAAGCAATAAGTCCATTATTGTGCGTTCCCTGTTATGCCACCGCCTGTTGTAACACCGCCATGCTTGTGCGTATTAAAGGGTATGCCTCCAATGTTAGCACCCCCTGTAATTGTAACATTTCCGTTGAATGTTGTCGAACTAGCATTTACTGTAAGGGCTGGCGTGTTTACCGTAACCGCCCCACCAGTAACCACAATGCCTGTTTCTGTCAACAAAACTTCACTTGTGCCGTGCTTTAATGAAAGTCCCACCAAGCTACTAGGTCGTAAACCGTGCGTCTGCGGAAAGAACACCGAATCCGTTAAATTGTGCCGTCTTTCGGATTGTGGCTCACTCTCATCCAAGCCCACAGCCCACTTGGCTATGTCCCAGTCACAAAACACCACCAACCCATAATCACCACGCTTTAAAGGAAAGGTAACGCTTGTTGTCAATGTGGATAACCACATAACAGGCACGCTCGTTATAACAGGTATTTCAAAAACGCTCTCATCCTGCCTCACTTGCGGTATGGCTATTTTTACATCCACCAAGCTTTTAGTCGCATCGTAACTTTCAATTCTAGCAGGCATCGCTACACGCATGGTTTCAAATATATTCGTGTTGTTACGTTTTATAAACTCAATGTTATTTTGACTCATAAACAGTAGCCCTCGTTATGTA